GTCTGTAGATCTACTAATATAGCTGAAGCTACTGTATCTCCTCCCTCAGCCAGTTTCTCCACCATTCCCCAGCTTGATATTATTTTCTTTACTGCCTCTGTATCACTGTAATCAATCTCCAGCAATCTATCATTTGTGGTCTTTACCCTCACGGCTCCCAACTTAATCACCTCTTTCTTATATGCTCCATCACTCTATAAGGAAACTCAACAACCAGCCCTTGAGGATAAGATTTTAATACTGCCTCAGCTCTCCCTTTCTTGAGCTCAGTGATTACTCCATAACTGTAATCAGCATCAAGAGGCATCATATACTTTATCAATTCGCCCTCTTTAAACACGTCATCCTCCTCAAAAATAAAGAGACAGAAAGTTATAAGCTCCTGTCTCTCCTGTTTATTCTCCTGATCTGATCCTTTTTAATCCTGTGATAGCCCTTTGCATCCCGGAGATCCTCCCCTCCAGATGTTTTAGAGTCTTATCAATATCCTCCGGCTTTTCTGAGTACCAATATCCACGGCAAGAACTACAAACCGGATATCCGTCACTCCTCAGGCAATTTACCACAGCCCTCAGACTCTCTTTCTTTAAATTAAATAACTCACATATTGCCCCACTCTTTACCGCTATGCTTTCCTCATAGTGAGTAGTCTTAAGATATTCTAAAACCTCAGCCGCTTGATCTGAGATCCACACGTTTTTAGTCTCTTCCATGCCTTACACCTCCTTATAGTGATAACCAGAGATATAAGATTTTTTAGACAAAAAGAGAGCTAAAAAGAAACTTTTTTTTTTCTCCTTAGCTCTCCAGTTATTTACTCATCAGCTTCTACTACTTCTCCATCAACACATCTATAGTATGTATCAGCCTTAATCTTTTCACCGTCAACCTGTACCATCTTAGCTCCAGCCAGCTCCCAACTCTCTACATCATAAGGAGTTTTATAGTCTCCATCACACCACTTTTCTCCAATGTATCTCCAATCAGAGAGGATCAAGTGAGCACCTAAGCAACCTTTAGCTTTCGCCTCATGTCCCCATGCAACCGCAACACCAGTAGGATCACTAACAGATGAGGCTCCACGATACCCTGTCGCAGATGAGGCTCCACAATTCCCTGTCGCAGATGAGGCTCCATAATCCCCTGTCGCAGATGAGGCTCCATAATCCCCTGTCGCAGATGAGGCTCCACGATACCCTGTCGCAGATGAGGCTCCACAATTCCCTGTCGCAGATGAGGCTCCATAATCCCCTGTCGCAGATGAGGC